ACCCGATATGATGATAAAGTGTTTGCAGCTAGAGGGGATGACCTGTTCTTTTCAACAGGTTCCGGTTGGACACAGGTAACGGATAACGCAACCTATAGCAGCGCAGGTGTTAATTTAGGTGGCTCTGGAAAACTTCGATTTCTAAGGTACAACTTAGATGGGACCGATAAATTAATGATTGTGGATGGGACGGGTAAACCGTTTCGCTTTGACGGTACAACCTTCGAACAGTTATCCTCGCTACCTTCGGATACATCCGGTTCTAGCCATATCGTCAATTTTAAGAACCATGTTTTTCTTGGAAACGACAAAAGTCTCGTTTTTTCTGCACCCTATGAAGATGATGACTTTACAAGTGCAAGCGGCGGTGGTATAATAAACATAGCTGATACGATTACTGGTTTAATTGTATTTCGCGAACAGTTGATTATATTTAGTGAAAACACCATAAATCGCTTAGTTGGTAACAGTATCGCAGATTTTCAACTTCAGCCTGTGTCACGTGACTTGGGCTGTGTAGCAGCAGACACAATACAAGAGATTGGCGGCGATGTTGTTTTCTTAGGTCCCGACGGCCTTCGTTTGTTTTCTGCTACGGACCGCGTAGGCGACTTTAGTTTGGGAGTTATATCGAAACCCATTCAGACTGAAATGATTGATTTAATATCATCTAGTCCGGGAGGATTTAGCAGCACAGTTATTCGGGAAAAGAGTCAGTATCGTTTGTTTGGATACAACTCTGCGTTTAGTAACGAAGCAGCAAAAGGTATAGCAGGCACACAATTGCAGGAAGGCATTTCTTGGAATGACATGCGAGGCATTAACGCCTTCGTGACATTTAGTGAGTACGACGGGTTCGCGGAAAGAATCTATTTTGCTGCATCAGATGGTTACGTATATCAGATGGAGCAGGGCAATAGTTTCGATGGCGTTGACATACCCGCAACTTTTGCAACTCCGTTCGTCCCTTTAAATGACCCGGCTGTTCGCAAAACAATTTATAAAGGCACTACGTATCTAGATGTTAACGGCGATTTTGACTTAGAATACTCTTTAAAGTTTGACTTTGACCAACCAACCAGCCCCCAGCCAGATTCAATCTTGAGTACAAGTGCAGGGGCATCTATTACATATGGTTCAGGTATATTCGGTACATCTCTATTTGGCAGCAAACAAAAAGCTATTTTTGATGTACAGACAGTTGGCTCTGGTTTTACGGTATCAATCCTGTACGAAACAACAGGGCTTAACACAGACGCAGTATTCACCATCGATGCCGCAACCCTAGAATACGGCACATATGGTAGGAGATAAATATGGGTACAGGTTACACCAGAAATGACACATCAAACAATATAGCAGACGGAAACGTAATCAACGCTTCTGACCTCGACGGCGAGTTTGATGCGCTTCAATCTGCATTTGATGCGTCTTCGGGGCATAGTCACGATGGCACAACCGGAGAAGGACCGCAGATTGCTGCAGCAGGTATCGCCAACAACGCGGTTGCTCTAGGTACGAAAACAACCGGCAACTACGTTGCAACCGGAGCGGTAAGCGGTGTGGGTCTGTCTGGTTCAGCAAGTGCTGAAGGCGCAACATTTACAGTTACATCCAATGCCACTAATGCAAACACGGCAAACACTATTGTTTCCCGCGATGCAAGTGGCAATTTTTCTGCCGGAACAATAACGGCTGCACTAACAGGGGATGTGACAGGAAACGTATCTGGGACATCTGGAAGCACTACGGGCAACGCTGCTACGGCTACCGCCCTTGCAACAGGCCGCACCATTGGAATGACTGGCGATGTAGTATGGACATCTGCTTCATTTGACGGTTCAGGCAACGTAACAGGCACAGCTACGATTCAGGCTAACTCTGTTGCACTGGGAACCGACACGACTGGAAACTACGTTGGTACTATTACTGGCGGTACTGGTATCGACTCTACCGGGGCTACTTCGGGTGAGGGGATTACACACACCCTTTCTCTCGACCTAAACGAACTCACCACGTCAACTTCGGATGGTGACGGTGACTTCTTTGCTGTAGTCGATGCAGTCGGTAATCAAAAGAAGCTAACCAAAGGGAATATCAATATTTCCGGCTTCAACAATGATAGCGGGTTTATTACGTCTGCAAATGGCGGTAATGCTGCAACTCTAGATTCCATCGACAGTTCACAGTTTCTTCGTTCAGATGCAGCGGATACGAAGACATCCGGTGACTTGTCTTTCAGTGACAACGTAAAGGCAAAGTTTGGTAATGGTTCTGATTTGCAAATTCATTGGGACGGTACAGATGGTCATGTAGCCGTAACCGGTACTCTCAACATTGATGGTTCTGGTGAAACTCTTGCTAAATTTATTGATGATGGTGCGGTTGAACTCTACCATAACAATGCTAAAAAAATTGAAACAACAGCTACAGGCATAACAGTAACCGGTACTGTTGCGGCAACAAGTTACACTGGTGACGGTTCTTCTTTGACAGGGATTTCGGCTGGTGCAACAGGCGGTGGCTCTGACCAGATATTCTACGAGAATGGTCAAACAGTGACCACAAATTACACAATTACAAATGGCAAGAACGCAATGTCGGCTGGACCAATCACAATCAATACTGGTGTGACGGTAACAGTCGGCACTGGTGAAACTTGGACGGTGGTATAATGAGTACAATCAAAACAGATACAATTGTAGCGAGTGATGGCAGTAGTCCGGTTACGCTGACAAAGCAGGAAGCTGCTAAATACTGGATAAACTACGAAGCCATAAATTCCGTTGTACGCGGAAGCCTAAACCAAAGCAGTTTAACAGATAACTCTAGCGGCAATTATACCAGCGCATTTGCTAACGCATATTCTTCAACAACTGACAGATGTTTTCTTGGTGGGGTTCACAATAGGACGGCTACAAACGAGCAAACGCAACCGGAGAGGGGAATATCTGGTATGCAAATGGAAGGTAGCGTTACACCATCTACAACACAAGTTCAATTAAATGTACGCTACGGTTCAGACCAAAACGGTGCAGGGGCAGACGCTGATTTATTTGGTGCTTTTGCGTCAATTATAGGAGACTTAGCATGAGTACATTAAAAGTAACGAACATCTCTGGTCTCACTGGCTCATCAACCGATGTGATGCAGGGGCTGGCGAAGGCTTGGGTTAACTTTGACGGTACGGGTACTCCTACAGCTAGGGATAGTTTTAATCTTGCAAGCATTACGGATAATGCGACCGGAGACCAAACCGTTAACTTTTCTAATTCTTTGTCTAGTGGAAATTATATGTGGTCTGGTTCTACTGGCACTAGCGTGGCGCAATCAAACTGGCTATCTACTCCGGCCAGCCAAGACCCTACATCAATGATGCAAACAGGTTCTGTCCGTGTGAAAAATAGCTACGCAAATAATACAACAAACTCAGACCTACATTATGTTGGCATCCAAGTAACAGGAGACCTAGCATAATGGCTGGAACAATCGCAGCGGATACACTGACCCATTCGACCGCAGGGTCACTTACTACAGACTACGTTGTTAATGGTAGTGTGAAGGCTTGGGCTAATACCAATCAGACAAGCACACAGTCCAATAGAGACAGTTTCAATGTCGCCTCAATCACAGATGGTGGTCTTGGCGTAACCACTCTTGCATTTACTAATAGTATGAATAACGGGAATTACTCAACAACAGGACAAGAAGGCTCAACTAATACAATAGGCTATGTTTTGCAAATGCCATACAACACCACCAACACTTCTAGCCAATATGGGATTGTTGGCTTTAACAACGACAGAACCGCAGCAGCGGACGTAGTAGTAATAAACAGCGCAGTACACGGAGACTTAGCATAATGCAGACACCTGAGTTTCAAGGCACACATCTATTTGACCGCCTCTGCTGGGCAAAGGAAAACCTAGAAGGTGTGCAGTCAGACTATCGTGTAGTCTATGAGGACAGCGTTGATGAGTGCGCCAAGATACTTGTGCCTGACCCTAACTGGATGGCGTGTGCATTGCAGGGCGGTATTTTACCACCTGTCTGGGTGTATCACGAGTTGGCAAAGGATGAAGCGCAGCCTGACTTCAAGAAGCACACTCGTGGTTACTTGCTGCACAACACTGAGCCTGTACCAGCGATGACTGAGGAAGAAGCAATCGAATACCTAATTATGAAGGATTGTCCACAGTCTGTATGGCAGACTTGGAACGAAGGCAACAAACCCAAGTTGGTTATCTGCCGCAAAGAACAGTTACCAAGCACTCGTGAGTGGCGCAACGCTTGGAAAATTACTGAAGAACTAACAGTCACTGATTTAGCAGCCTAAGAGGAGAAACCTAATGGCAGTAACAACATACATCGTAGATAAGGACGGTAATCAGATTGATGCTTCTACAGCAACCGTACCTTCTGACCGTCACTTTCGTGGTGCATGGTCATTGTCAGGCTCTGTTATTTCAGAGGACATGACTAAGGCAAAGGAAATCTTCCGTGATAAAATTCGGGAAGTTCGTGCGCCATTGCTTGCGGCTAAAGACGTTGAGCTAATGAAGGCACTAGAGGCTGGCACCAGCACAACTGCTATTGCAACAGCAAAGGATGCCTTGCGTGATGCACCCGCCGCATCAGCAATCGACAGTGCTTCAGACATTGCTAGCTTGAAGGCAGCTTGGGATACAAGTGTACTTGGCGATAGCCCCTACGCATAACGATGGAAATGCACAACCTCATAGACATGCTCGTCGGTTTGATCCTTGCAGGTGGTGCTTGGTGGGCAAGCGGCGTAAACAAAGAGCAGAAGCGCATCGAAATCTTGTTAAACAAGACTCGCGAAGAATACGCTACTCGTATGGATGTTCGCGATGATATGCGCCGTGTCATGGAAGCCTTGCACCGCGTAGAAGATAAGCTAGATAAAGCTTTGGATAAAAGGTAAGGATAAGCTATGGCGACGATTACTACAGATCAGCAATTGCAACAGGAAGTAGGTGCGCTTGCCGGAGCGGGTATTCCTGCCGCAGTACCTGTAAAACAGACGATTGATCCGAATGAAATACAAGGCACTGCCGGTACTCAAGTACCTACTCCTGCAACTACTCCCAGTGTTACATTAGCACCCATACCGGGTCCGTCACTTCCGGGAATCCCGCCACCTATTGGCGGTTATCAAATGTTACCTTATGTTCCTACCAAACCTGCTCCCGGAGTAGGCCAAGTCGCAACTACCACGCAGGTAACCCCCCAGATAGGAACGATGCAAGCTGCTCAGATCACCCAGCCTGTACAGGTTGACATGACTGGTGTCCAAGCCGGTCCGTCTGCAGGAGCAATCGGCACAGCAGCAACTCAGCAGCTAGACCAACGGGCTACCACCCAGTATCAGCTTGGTCAGCTTATGAAAAGCATCCAGCAAGGTCAGCCGATGCCCCCGTGGGCTGCTCCTGCCGTTCGTAAAATCGGCGGTATTATGCAGGCACGTGGATTGGGCGGCAGTTCGATGGCTGCAGCAGCAATGACTCAGGCTGTCTTGGAATCTGGAATCACAATTGCAGCAGACGACGCAAAGAAGTACGCAACGATTCAGCTTGCAAACCTGAACAATGAACAGCAGATGGCTCTGTCCAACGCTGCAACCTTTGCGGCAATGGACAAGGCAAACTTGAGTGCCCGTCTGACCTCTGCAGTGACGAACGCACAGTCTCTTCTTGCTACCGAAACAAAGAACCTTGACGCACAACAGCAGGCCAATACCCTTTCGTACAACGCCCTGACTCAAGGTATTTTCAAAGATGCGGCTGAAGAAAACGCCCGTCAGCAGTTCAACGCAAAGAACGAGTTGCAAGTTGAGCAATTCTTTGCTGAGTTGGGCAGTCAGGTCGAGACAGCAAACGCTAACCGTATCGCTGCTATGGAGCAGTTTAACGCAGGTGAAGCCAACGCAATGAACCAGTTCAATGCCTCTATGAACGATGCCCGTGACAAGTTCAACGCAAACATGCAATTTGCTGTAGATCAATCCAACGTTCAGTGGCGCAGACAAGTAAACACGGCAAATACTGCAGCCGCTAACGAAGCCAACCGCCAAAACGTTCAGAACACTTTTAATGCAACACAAAATGCAATGAATAATCTGTGGCAACAGTATCGCGACAGTGCAGCGTGGAACTTTCAAAAAGGGGAGTCACAACTGCAGCGTCAACATGAGATTGGTATCATGGCGATGGAATTTGCTAACAGCCAGAAAATCTACGATCAGCAGCAAAAAGACAACCTAGCTGCCGGAGTTGGAAACTGGATTACCAAGTGGATTGCAAACGCTAAGTAAGGAAAATAGATGCTTGATAAAATATTTAGTTTAGGTAATGCTATTAGCACGGCATGGACTTTCGGAAGTTCGTTGTTTGGGAGCGGAAGAAGCAGCAATCCAGCAGACATGTTTGCTGACGAAGATGCCGGTTTGTACGATTCCTCAACCGCTCTGGGATTTATCAAGAAGGGTGCACAAGCTTGGGTTGAATCAAAAGGCAAGGACGCTCAATTATTTAGTCAAGCACCAGAAATAGAAAGAGCACGTACTATAAAGGAATTGACTCGCGGTACAGCAGTCGGTCAGGTCCAGATGCCTGAAATGCAACAGCGTCTATATCAAAACCCAGAGGTATCACGATATTGGGAAGCCCTGTACAATTCCCAAAACCCACATCTTCAAAACCTACGTGCAGCAGCAG